CTTTATTACCGATTTGGAATGGTTTCATGTTAAATTTTTTCATAGTTGTTTTACCTCTTTATTGTTTAATCTATGTACATAGTATAACAAAAGTGTACCCGCGGAGTCAAGCATAGGGGGGGGGTAGGTGGAGACTCAGAATATCTCATATCAGTATTAGGGTATAAGGCAAAGTGGTTGTTCAGAGAGACTAAAGGGTTTTTGAAAGAGTTATCTCAAAATTTTTTTTCTATATTTTTTTCCGTTAAATACCTTTTTTGGGTTTACAGAATTAGACTCTCATGTTAAACTAAGATGTGTCTGTGAGAAAGAGAAGTATATACTATAGTACTAGTCTAGTGATGATCAGTATCAGTCCTAGTATAGAACCGAAGAAGAGTGATCCGAGTAGTAATGCTGTGATGAATATGTTGATCGGTTCTGGTGTGAAGTCTTCTTTGTCTCCTACTCCGAGTAACAGTTTAAGTACTATCTTCATATATTTGGAATGGTCCTGGTTTGTCTTCTCTATAGGTAGGTAGACTATTGATGTGTTCTCTTACTTTCATATACCATTTGTGTGAACAATAAGCATCACAAAAGACATGAGTACTGTCTCCGTTATGATATTTGATTTCACTTACTATAAGAAGTTTACTACAGGTTGTACATTCTCTCATTTGATTGATGTTATAGTACTCACCTCGATATCGACCCAGACATTGAAGTTCGTGTCCCATACTAGTATCTTATCACTATTCTTTTGAAAGGGTCTAGGTATCGTACAATGTATTGAATGAGTTCGATCACTGGTGAGGGATTCGAAGACCACCGTACGCTCTTGGCGGAGTAATGAATTGTGAGCTTCATTGAATGTCATACTTCTATTTAGTCATAGCTTGTAACCGCTGGTACACTTTTGTTATACTATGTGTATAGAGTTTAATAATCAAGAGGTAAAAATTGAAATATAACATAATAATGAAAATCCCATCTGAGAAAGAGGGTACATATAATGAGAACAAGATTCTCGATTTTGTGAAAGGTCTAGGTTGGAATCTAGTCAAAGTTAATGGTAGACATAACGCTTGGTGGTTTACATCAAAAACTGATTATGTAGCTGGTATGACTAGAGCAGGACTTGTCGATGGTCCTCGTTACTACAAACTAGTGATCAACTCAAGAGAGTTTGGTATCGAATGTGGTGGTGACTACAATGGTTGGTCATTCGCTGAGGAACTTAGATCAGAGATTAAGAAACAAAGGGAGGCAGCGTAACATGAACTATATGTATGTATTAACAATTAGAGATACGAATGTCGTTAATCTCGCTTTTGATAATGAGAAAGAAGCTAGGAAAGCTTTTCATAATTCAGTTTCAGAATATGGTCTTGAGTATGTTACAGTTACTAAGGAGGTCGTGTAATGAAAGATAGATTTGTTAAGTTAAATGATTTACAAGGTTTTGATGATGAGTTTCTAAGTGCTCTTGCAGAGTTAGAACAAAACATCTTTGAGTCGTACAATCAGTTCATGAGACCGAGAGACGGTGAAGTTGAACATTCAATGTTTATCGAGTTTAAGAATCAATTCGGTTATTCAGTCAGTGGTAAGAAGTATCTCAAACTCGTATCGGGTGCCTTCGGTGGTAGACAAACGAGTGTGTGGGGATTCATTGCTAAGTCTGATTTTAAAGTAAAGAACAAAAAGAAATCTGGTGGTGAATTCATAGAGTTCAAAGAAGGTGATCTGCTCAAGTCAGCTAGTTGGAGTACACCAACATTGAATGCATCGAGAGGTAACATCTTTCAATCAAGTTACAATGTACAATGGACAGGTCCAAACTACTTGTAACCGCAGGTACACTTTTGTTATAATATAGTTATGTTAGATAGAATAATATACAGCGAAAACAATCCTCACCCGAAATGGGAAGAGGGTAAGTGGTTTTCAAAAACAAACAAGTATCCTCCGATAGTCGATTTCTCAGATTTCGAATGTGTCGAAGAAGTAACCGATTGGAGTCATGTTGAATATCATGTTCCAAGTCATACTTATGTCCTCAATCGTGCTGGACATTGTTGTGGGTACTTTGTCAGAAATGACATATCAAAGAACAGTTGGGTTGAACTCGGGAGACCGTCTACTCAATTCAGTAAGTCTAGAAGAAAATTTAAAAAGGTAAAAATAACAACAATATGATATTCAAATTAAACACATTATATAAGAGAGACAGTAAAGGTAAAGTTCGTGAGTGGACAGTCGAGTGGACAGGTCATGGTGTCATGCAACCTGGTTACCGAACGATTGCCGGTATTCAAGGTGGTAACTTAGTAACAAGTGAATGGAAGTATACCGAAGGTAAGAACATAGATAAGTCTAATGAAACCTCAGCATCAGAACAAGCTGAGAAAGAAGCGATCGCGAAATGGGAGAAGAGAGAAGAAAAAGAATACTTTGAATTCATAGATCAGATTGATTTAGATCAACCATTCAAACCGATGCTTGCTCATGATTACACAAAGAGACCTCAAGACTCAGGTTTCAGTCAACCGAAGTTAGATGGGATCAGATGTATTGCAACTAAGGACGGACTGTTCACTAGAGCAGGTAAAGTCATTAATACTTGTGATCATATCAAGAATGATCTTGTTGAGTTCTTCGAAGAAGAACCTACTACTATTTTAGATGGTGAACTTTATAATCATGAACTGAAAGCTGACTTCAATAAGATCACTAGTTTAGTTCGTAAAGTCAAACCGTCACCAGAAGAAGAACAAGAATGTCATGATAAAGTTCAATACCATATCTATGATTGTCTGAATACAGATAGACCTGATGAAATATTTTCAGTCAGAACATTTTGGTTGGGTAGAGAAAAAGATCAACCAGAAGAAACATCACTAAGATTAGTACCGACTACCTGGTGTGACAATCAAACAGCTTTAGACAATTCGTATTCGTATTATCATGAACAAGGTTACGAAGGACAGATGGTTCGTAATGATACACCATACGAAAACAAAAGAAGTAAGAATCTTCTTAAGAGAAAAGAATTTATCACCGAAGAGTTCGAAGTAATAGAAGTACTAGAAGGTCAAGGTAATTGGCAAGGATATGCTAAACACTTTGTCTTGACTGATGGTGACAATATATTTAAGAGTGGTGTAAGAGGTAATCAAAAAATCTTGAAAGACCTTTTAGAACAAGAAGTAAAACCTACTTGGGTAACTTGTAGATACTTTGAAAGATCACCTGATAACATACCTAGATTTCCAGTCGTGATCGATTGGGGAGTGGGAGAAAGAAATGACTAATTTAATTAATCGCTTGATACCACTGGTACACTTTTGTTATAATATGTACATACTAAAAAAAGAGGTAAAATAAATTTATGGAAAATTCAATATTATACAAACCCTGTATAGAAGGTACAAAACCTGACAAAGGTTCTACACTAAAAACTACATTAAAAAGTTCAGTAGCTAATCTTAAAGAAATGTTTGGTGAACCTGCGTTCGAGGGTTATGGTGATTTTGTTACAACTGAATTTGTGATTGATTATGAATATTACGACAAAGACAATGAAGGTACTGAATATGGACAGTTCACAATTTATGATTGGGGCTACCTTAGGGACTTCAAAAACGATTATGAAACCATCAGCTGGCATGTTGGTGGAAAACATGGGTTCGACGGTATTGCCGCTGAGTCTGCTATTAGAATTTTTAATAATACTGATGTTCGTTATGGTTACGATCAATCAGTACTTTGTCATGCAACATGGCATCAAGTTTAGAGAGAGGGGTTCCCGAGTGGTATTTCGTAAATTGGGTTTCGTAATGATATATACTGTAGTAGGTGAAATTTCCCTAAGTGTACTGACTCCCTCTCTCGCCCTTATAGTATTATATATGACAGGAGAAATATGGATAAGATAGAATATGTTTTATTGGTTGTTGGTGGTGTTACCTGGATAGCAATAGTTTGCTGGGTGATCTACTATATTACACAATTAGATAAAGATCAGGATTATTATCAAAAACACGATACACATTATCGTGATGGTGACAATACATAAAAAAATAAATAAAGAATATGAAAAGATATCAAGCAGTAATGATAACAGTAGCAATATGTACTGTAGTCTATTATGAACATTCGTTTCACGGTACAGTCAATCAGATACAAGAAACTGTAGAAGAAACTAATATAATAGTAAAAGAAATAACAAAAACAATTCACAACACACCTTATAATCTATCTAATGATTATCATTGTTTAGCGTCTAACATTTATTGGGAGTCACGCAATCAATCACTAGGTGGTAAAGTAGCAGTAGGTCAAGTTGTACTCAACAGGGTTGACAGTCAGAGATTTCCTGATACAATATGTAATGTAGTGAAACAAACAAAATATTATCCTAGTGGTAAAATCGATCTTCATGATTGTCAATTCAGTTGGTATTGTGATGGGATGTCAGATGTACCTCTAGAGAAAGAAAAAGATGTGTATGAAGAATCATTCATGTTAGCTGTAAAACTTCTGGAGAACCGTCCTATGGACTTTACAGAAGGTGCTGTACATTATCATAATGATAAAGTTAATCCTTATTGGGCAGACTCAATGATACAGACAACTAGAATTGACAATCATATATTTTACAGGAGAAATAAATAATGGGTATGATAAATTTAGGTTCATCAATGAGATATGGACCGAGTGGTAAAAGAAGAAAAACAACAGCATGGTCTACTAAGACAAGAAGACCGTCAGTAAGTACAGAACCTTATGTACCACAAGAGACACAAAGAATGAAAGACATCAAAGCGTATAATGAGAAGTATCCTTCTTACTCTGGTCCTAGTAAAGGTAACACTTTAGTACCAGACAATACATACAAAGAAGAAGCGTCTAAAAACTTTACAGTAGCTATCGGATATAACAAAGGTGGATATCAAGTAATACCAAATAGTGAAATTAAAGATATTGGAAAATAAAACAATTATATATAATTAAATGGCAATAAAAAAAGGAACAAAGAAAAAATCTAAACCACGCAGTACAAAAGCAACAAGGTTGACTTTAGATGAACAGTACATGGGTACAGAACCCGAAGTAGATTATTTTTCTAGTACGAACAAAGCGGGTAAAGAATATAATCTACATGATTACTTTGGTTGGTATAATTATTTTTATGATAGAAAGAAAACTAATCAAGTAATAATATCATACGCTAAGAAATTTCAATACAAGAATGCACCGAAGTTTTCTAAGATGTTTTTATCAACAGGACTAGCTGCAGTTATCTCAGGACTTGAGAATGGAGTTAAGTTTCCCGAACACAAAGACTATCCAGGTGAACCCGGATCCTCTGGTTATCAGAAATGGGTACATCAACAGTTGAGAAAATGGAATAAGAGAGCTCAAGAACTTAAAGAAGAAGACTTAGATAAAAGTAAACTTGTGATAAAGAAAAGACCTTCAGTACAAGAAAACATTAATGCTAAAGGTCAATCATTATTAGGTGATATTGATCATGCAATTGATGTGTGGGATTTAGAACCATTTGATATGTATAAGTACTTAGCAGAACAAAAAGTTTCTGCTGCTGTAGCTAATTCAATCGTCAATGAATATGACGGTATGATAAGTGAGATCAAAGAAGCTCGTGAAGGAAAATGTGAACAACTCAAAGAAGCGTACGGTTATTTGAATAAAGGTGAAAAAGATAATTACTATAATTTTCTTCTCAGAATTAAAACCGATACAGAAAGATATGTAGAAATGAACAAACCTATTAGAAAACCTAAGAAAGCAAAACAGATTAATGCTAAGAAAGCAGTTTCAAAATTAAGTTACCTAGATCAAGATCCTGAAAACAGAATCAAGTCAATAGATGCTAGTAAGATCATAGGATGTAAACAGTTATGGGTCTTCAATAGTAAGACTAACGAATTGATCAAGTATGATGCTGAAGACCGAGGTGGTCTTATGGTTAAAGGTACTTCGATTAAGAACTTCAATTCTAAAACATCAGGTTGTAAGAAACTCGGTGTTAAGACAGACTACTTTATTGACCGTATTTTAATGGGTGGTTCAATCGTACTAAATAAGTGTATGAGCGAAATAAGTTCAAAGTCCAGTAAGGTTACTGGTCGAATAAATAATAATATGATATTACTAAAGGTGGATTAAATTATGGCTATAGATTATAGTAGATTACCGAGTGATGCATCACCAGTTGAAATATTGGATGCAGCATCAAAACTCAAAACAAAAAAAGAAAAAGTAGAAATGTTACAGAAGTTTGGTGGAAGAGCTGACTTCATGTACATACTCAGAGGAGCGTTTGCTCCCAACATAGAATGGTTAGTACCTGACGGAGAATTACCTCCCGGGACTTCATTCAACTCAGCACCGTCAATCGACACAGCTGACGATAGACTAATTAGAGCTTACAGACAGTTCCAATATCTAGTCAAAGGTGGACCTGAAATGAAACAATCTAAGAGAGAAGATATATATCTCAATATGATTAGATCACTTCATATAGACGAAGCCAAATTACTTATGTCTATAGTGGGTAAAAGAATGCCGTATAAAGGAATAACTAAAGCTTTAGTAGCAGAAGCATTTCCTACAGTATGGCCGAAAGAAACTAAGGCATCGTCATAAATAATTATATGACAAATAAACTAGGATTAACAATAGAAGAAAGAACAATCTTTTATACTGATGCAGACGGTAAAAGAAGACCAAGTGAAGTAAGAAGATATGATCCCATTTTGGGGTTTGTTATACTTCGTGATCCTATGTTAAATGAACAAATTGAATTTTTATGGAATTCTAGTACCTCTAAATGGGAAGGTACTGGAGTCCAATCTGGATATGAAGCACTGTTAGATTCGAATGTATTTGATACACCGATTACTAAACAAGTAGATAGTGCTGTACCAGATAAAGCTACGAGTGTGTCAAGATTTCCGAGTTAAATAATGGATGTGGGTGAATTTTACCCGACAAGGTTTATATTATGGAAACTAAAACTTCAACTAAGGAGGTGATCAGTATTGTTATTATGAAGATACGAGAAAATAATCATCAACTACGGAGGACACAATAAAGAGCTTGACAGAATTCAAGTTCGGTAGTAAAATATTAATATATGAATCGGAATTGTCAAATCGATTCCGATTCATTTTTAAGCAATGTATATCATGTATAGGAGAAAAATATGGATACTAAAATATTAACAGTTCAAGACCTAGCAGGTGTTGTTTCGATCATTGATGTATGCTCTGCAAGGGGTGCATTCAAAGGCGAAGAACTAGCTGGAGTCGGAAGACTTAGAGAAACTTTTCTTGCTGAGGTGAAAGAACAACAACCAGATCAAGCGACTGCACCAGAAGGTGTTGAAGCTCCAGTAGTTGAAGCAGAACCAGTAGAAGAAGAATCCTCTAACTAATATCGATATAAGTGAGAGGGATTAGCTTCCCTCTTTCTTTTACAATTAAACAAACACAATGCCAACAAAATTTAAACCATCAGCAGCTGTCAGAGACAGAGTATCAGGTAAGATTACAACAGAACATTACTACATTAAGTCAATGTCTACAGAAGTCTTATTCGAAGAATTAAACAAGTCAAATACTAAACCTAAAATCAAATCTAAAATCAGAAACGAATTGAATAGACGTAGTATCAAAATAGTAATGGTACCAAAGGAATCATAATGGTTTGGATACCTCTCAAAAACGGTTCAGGACAAGTAGTCAAAGACATAAAACTTAAGAGTCCTGATAACAAAACTTATACTGTAGTTAAGAACAGTAGAAAAGGTATCAATAGATATGAGATTACTTTAAAGAGTAGTGATGGGTCTACTAAAAAAGTAATGAATCATGATATCATGAAAAAGAAATCAGATCCCAAACATGAACCTTGGGAAGTAGTCGGAGGATTTCATAGTCCTGCTGAACTAGCAAAGATAAACAAATCAAAAACAGTTGATCCAGATGCTAATAAAGAAAGATCAAAAAGAAAATCATTTTGGAAACAAGATAATAAACCTGGTACACATAGTAGTGATCAGAAAAAAAGATTAGCAAAGAAAGAAGAATTTAAAAAGTTTGCTGAGTATTTAAAAGATGAGTGACATTAACGATTTCGGTTTTACAGCTGTAGACCAAGAAGAATTAAAAACAAAGACAGGTGAAGATGCTACTGTAGGTAAAGAAGTAGCTGAACAATTAAAGGCTGTCGCTAAATCATCAGCAGGACAAGCTAACTCAGCTCAGATAGACGAACTTGATTCTAAGTTAGAGGTACTAACAAAACTAATCTCAAACTCTCTATCTGAATTAGACGAACATAAAGAAAACTTATCATCAATAGATACTAACAAAGAGTTAGATTATAAAGATAGATTAGTTGAATGTGAAAAACTTATTCTACCATTACTACAAAACTTAATGAAGAATGAGGATAAAGAATACATCTATTGGCCAAATCGAAAGGCTATCATACAATCACAAATTGACAGATTACAAAAAATAACGAGATAAAACTTGTAACCGCTAGTACACTTTTGATATACTAGATACACTATGACAACATTAACTATAATAGAATACACTACATATATTGCGATCCTTTTGGGTGCTATGTATAAGTCACATAAACTCGGTGAAAAAACAGGTTCTATGTACATGTTAGAGTATTTGAGAGAAAACAAATATGAAAATATTGAAGGGTTTGAAGAGCCGTATCTTAGTGATACAGGATTTAATAACTTTATCTCTCACATGAAAAAAGAAAAGAAGGCTAAAGACAATGGCTGATTTTCAAATACCCGGTAAAGTCGGTGACGCTTTCATTAGAATATCAGCGGACAAAGAAGTTCAACTTATATTCGGTGAAGACGAGGATACACTTTATCGTGAATCAGATTGGGAAGGACAAGAAGTTTACAAAACTGCTGTACAATTCTCATTGATGATTGATAGTTACTTGAGAAATGCTAAAGCATTAGAGGATCTCATAGTACATTCCACAACAGGGAATATTCCTGCTGAACTGATTGGTAAAGATTTATTACCTATCATGTTAGCTGGTGCTGGTTTAGATGAATCTGATTATTCAAATTTTGAATTGAATGAGTATGAAGAAACATATGAACCAAAAGAAACATATAAAGATAATATAATTCAATTCAAAACAAAGGATAAAGATAATGAAGATGAGTGATGCTCTTAAGAGCACAGAACATACAAAGAGTTTGTATAAAGGAAAACCAAGAGGGTATTATGATCCGACACCAGTAGAAGTATTTTTTACTCGGGTTGGTCAATCAATATACAAATTTACAGATGAAAGACAACACAAAACATTAATGACAGATGAAGATTGGATAGCACATTGTAACGCTGCTAACAAGTGTGTCAGGTTCGGTACATTGTATGGACCGAAGAGTATGTCAGACTTCAAACCAGAAGAGTTAGATATAATTAAAGTGTTTGTCGGGAAGAAAAAGAAATGGATTTAAATCAAGAAATAAATATTTTAAAAGATAATATTCAAGAATTACAGAAACAGTTATCACAAGCACATCAAAGAATTGGTGAACTTGTATCTGAAAAATCAGTTAGTAATGAAGAAGTCGTTCAACAGAAACAATTCATTCAAGAGATAACAGGTCAACTTCAAAGAGTTAACTTAGAAGCTGAACAAAAAATTCAACAACAAATGGACAGTATACCTGATGTACTTGACTCTAAACAAATGTTAAAGGAAGGTAAGTAATGCCTACTTACGATTTTCGTGATACTAAGACTGATGAAATCTTTGAGAAATTTATCTCAATTTCAAATAAAGAAAAGTATTTAAAAGACAATCCTCATATCAAACAAGTGTACACGAAAGTACCTGGGATAATCTCTGGTACTAATATGAGTATGAATGTAGATAATCATGGGTTCAAAGAAGTCTTACAGAAAGTCGGAGAAGGACATCCTGGTTCAGAAGTATATAGAGAAAATGTACGACAGTCAGGTAAAGAAGTTAAAACAAGACAAGTTGTCGAAAAACATGCTAAGATACAAGCAGATAAAGAAATTAGAAGAAATAAAAAGAAATAAAATATGTTTAATCACTTAAAAGGTTATGAGTCCGTTACTTTACCTACTGAAACAATAAACGGAAAAAGATACTATGTTACACCAGACGGAAAGAAGTATCCGTCAGTCACAACAGTTACAGGAATGCATAGTGCTAAATGGGTGGCGAAGTGGAGAAAGAATGTCGGTGCAGAAGTTGCTGATAAGATATCTCGACAAGCTGCTAATCGTGGTACAAGATATCACAATCTACAAGAAGACTATATCAACAATATGGATATTACAGAAAAGTTAGCTGATGCTACTCCTCTAGACTTATTGATGTTCAATCAAACTAGAGAACTTACTGATAAGATTGGTGACATTTATATGTTAGAAGGTTCGTTATATAGTGATGATCTAGCTATTGCTGGGAGAGTTGACTGTATTGCCGAGTTCGCTGGTAAAGTATCTGTTATTGATTTCAAGACAAGTACAAAGGCTAAGTCACCTAGTCAGATAAAGAATTACTTCATGCAAGAGACAGCTTATGCTAAGATGTTTGAAGAAAGGTATCAAGTACCGATTGAGAGAATTGTGACATTAGTTTCAGTAGAAGAAACAGGAACAGCACAGTTATTTGTTGAAAACCCAAACAACTGGATTGACCAGTTGTTGAGTCTTCGCAGTCAGTATAAAACTGAATTTGGTTTATAGGAGTAGTGCCTAAGTTATATTATGAATCCACTTACTTACATTGTAAACATGATTATCAGAATAGGTGATAAACAACCTAATGTGACAAACGCGAGTTCAACGAAAGAGGCTGTGGAAGCCTTTACTTCTTCGCCGTGTCTACTCCATGATCTTTTAATATTCATTGGAGTATCCTTTGTTATAAATAGTTATATAAAATGTAAACTTATCATTTACACTTATATTTATAACAGTTATAACTTTACATAACTAAAAGTTATAACGAAAAAGAGATAAATTATGGCATACAGTAAAGAAGTAGTAGAAAGATTTGAATCAGTTCTTAGAAATCCTGAGAAACATGCAGTTGGTAGATTTGATCCCAATGATCCTAATGTAATATCAGGGATGGTTGGAGCTCCTGCTTGTGGTGATGTTATGAAGTTAGATATGAAAATGGACGGTGATGTTATTAAAGATGTTAAGTTCAAAACATACGGTTGTGGATCAGCAATCGCCTCATCAACATTGTTTGTTGAAATGTTAAAAGGTAAAACAATAGACGAAGCTAAACAGATTACAGATAAACAAATAGCAGAAGCGTTACAACTACCACCAATCAAATTACATTGTAGTGTCTTAGCAGAAGATGCTATAAGACAAGCTGTAGAGAATTGGAGTCCTGATACAATGATAGGACACAATCAACCACCAACAACTGATTAGAGCTTGACCTATAAGGATTCGGTAGTATAATAGATATATGATCTTAACTAAAAAGAAGTTTACTACCTCTGTAGAAGAATTAGTAATTAATAAACACCTTTCCTACATAGATGCAATAGTACATTTTTGTCAAGAAAATCATTTAGAACCTGATTCAGTTAAAGGTCTAATTACTCCTCCGTTAAAAGAGAAGATAAAAGCAGAAGCGGTTAACCTTCGGTTTTTGAAAGAAGAATCAAATGCCAAGTTACCAATATAATAAAATACAATACAATACAATAATAAAATAATATATGATACCTCAAAAACAAAAACCCTACCATCAAAGAAAACACTTCAACAAGAAGTTCAATAAACAAAAAAGACATGACGGACCTCCTCCTTTTGATGTTCTATTAAGACAATTCAAAAAGAAATGTGAGAGAGCCGGTATCGTTGCAGAAGTTCGTAAAAGAGAATACTATGAAAAGCCTGCTCAGAAGAGACAAAGAAAAAAGAAAGAGGCTGTTCGTAGAGAACAAATCAATCAACAAAACAATAATACACTAGGTAAACTAAGATACTATTAATGACTAGCAGAGAAGGTTTTGATGCCTACTGTCTGTACTTAGCTATTAATAATCATTTTAATACAGAGTCTTATGACTTCTTTAAGTACAACGGTAAAGTACCAGTAAAAATACAATCGTTTCTAAAAAGAAATGATAAATATCATTTTGCTAAATTAGCAAGAGAACATAGAGATGAACTTAGAGATTACTTTGTTGCTAATCTCTCTCAGAAGAAATACTATGTTAAAAATTTATTAGATAATGAATGTATTGACAATTACAAAGAGTTTAAAAAAAGAAAACAAAAATTGTCATACTGTATCATACAAGATATGAGATATCTACAAGATAAATATGAACAAGTAGATATAATTTTAGAATGTAAGAAAGGTCAACACCCACCTATTTTAAAAGAATATCTTGGTCGTAAGATCATACCAGAAACATTTATAGCATTCGAAA